GTGTCCTCGTGCTCACAAAAAAGCGCCCCCCCTTGCTCAAATTACATCTTGTGCAGCTTGCAACAAGGTTATCATCACTATCTAATCCTCCAAGCCTACGCGGGATCACATGATCCACAGTCGTAGCCTCTTGATTACAGTATTGACAGATGAACCCATCTCTACGCAACACCCTGCTTCTAATTGATCTCCATTGTCTGGTCGATCCACTATCCCTTAAAGCTGATTTAGTCAATGCCATCCCTTAATTAGATAATGATTCAGAGCTTTACACATTGAACCATAACGATTGTAATTGTATTTGATACCCCACTCTACTTGCTTATAACCATCAACCTTTAATAAGTAATTTGATCTACCTTGTGGAATTCCTATATGACTACCATTCCGGGCTTTTGGGTTCCATCTACTTTCAGCAAAGTAAAGTGCATCAAGACATTCAAACTCATCTAAATCATTAAGCTGTATAAAAGCCCATTGTCTGTAATTATTTGTTGTATCAGCATAAACGGAATCAATCTTTAGAAAGGCTATGTTAATGACAATGAACAGAGATATCACCAAACCAAACCTTGCGATCTTTCTGCTTCGCAGATCGCCCTTTCGCTCTGAAAGCGAATTTGCGTTTAAGGGTATCATACGGATGCAAATCCATTAACAAAACCGCAGGTCAGACGGCAAGTCATTTGATATCAATCAACATACAAGTGTAACAAGGCTGATCATCAAACTGCCAAGATCCGCATTTAGTGCATCGCTTAACAGGCTCTTGAGTGTCAGTTGCTTCTGCTAAATTCTTGGTTCCAACGCAGCCACAATCCTTGCATTGATAAACGCGAAATCCATCCGGTGCATCGTAACCACTAAGCCATATAAATTCAGTCTTACGATCACAGCCATTACATTTGAACTTATCCATCAGTCATCCTTTGTCGATGGTGCATAACCACAATTACAAGCTACATCACCTATTTGTAATTTATTACATTTAGGACACGTCCAAAACTTATCCATTTTTACCTGCCCAACCATCACCTTTGAATATCGCTGGTATCGCGCTTAATTGCTTAACCATAGGCATCTCACATTTTGAGCAAGATACTGGATCTACTTGATGAAAGCCGTGGTGTATGTTATAAATCTCACCACAGCCTTCACATTTATAGTCGTAAAACGGCATTTATGGAATCCTGTTAATGCAACCGCAGTTATAACATTTAAGCAGATCGCCCTCATGAAGTAATCTGTCATCGTTGCACACATCGCAAATCTGAGTTGATGGTTCTACCTTAACTCCGCTATCTGTAAAAGTAGCAGTTAGTCCAGAGCCATCAATGATTTGTAATTCACCCATTTATTCACCTCCTTCAAAATACCATTTACCATTAGCTGTAAGTTTTGCCCACTTAGGTTCGCATTGTTTTGCTTTGCATACATAACCACGATAAGGCTTTCCTCCTTTAGATATTCCTTCTTTTAGAATATGTCCATGATCGCAAGCTGGTGGCTCATTAGGAATTGATGCACCAATCTCTGCTACAACATCGCCAACAGTCCAAGCAATAGGTTCCGGATCAATTGCTGCCTTGACCTCATCATTGAAAGATGATCGAAGTGCATTTTCTACAGCTCTTGATCTTGTATTCGGTGCGCTGTAATTTGCTGGCTTAGTTTCTAATCGTTTGACCTTTTCCATTTCTTCACGACTTGGAGCGTTCTTTTCAGTCCCGATATTTGCAGCTTTAAAAGCAACGCCTCGAGCAGAAGTTTCACAATTCTCCAACGCAAAATCACGATTGACACCGCGATCGGATATGACCTCTTGCGCGTGGCCAATTGCGAAGGGTTGTGCATCGTCTGCGTTTCTGAATAGTTTGCAAACAACAATGAATCTAGTGTTTGATGCCTCGACAATTTCTGTTCGTATTGCTCCATCTTTATACCTTTCCCAAAATATGTTTGATCTTTCTTGAACTGTTGTGTAGTCGTCTAAATTAAAAGCCATTATTAATTCTCCCAGTTTTCGTCTTTGACGGCATCAAGCACAGTTTTATAGACAGATCCATAGGCGATGAAGTCTTTGATACTGTCGTAATGATCTGGGGTTTCACTAAGCCGAGAAACCTTGACCAACGCCATACATAATGCAGCTTGGTGTGGTGTAATTGGGAAGTCGAGATAAGCAGACCATAAGCCTGCAATTCGTTTGTGGTTGTAATACGGATGTCCATAGACATTTCCGCGCTGTTGGATCGTAGTAATAATCTCATCAAAGAGGGTTTCAGTTTTTGTCATAATCGAATACTTCATCAGATACAACTTTGATATTTGTCAATCGTCTGTGCGATTGCCATCCAGCTTCTCTGCCTTTCCAATAACCATTTTGGAATGCAGTTTCTTTGATTTCATGGATTATCCAAGTAATCGTGCCTAGTCCTAAAAGGATCCAAGCTAGTTGTAGCATGTCGTCTTTTGCTGTCATGTCGCTCCCTACATATACACAGGCGATCTGTGCATACATAAAGTATGACCTAAATCAAGAAGGTTGAGTTAATTACTTTCGGCGTGTTTTATAACGATTAGATAAAGCCAAGAGCCTCAACTGCATCGATATGATCATCAATCGTGCGGGGCTGATAGTCGGTTTCACACTCCATACGACTTTCCAAGAGCTGTAAAACTGCCATCTTTATTAATCGGGATCATCTGGACATTCATATTCTTGCCATCCCAGTCCATGATTACAATGCCCATTTGCCAGTTAGCCAAGCCTTTTGTGTATGAGGCCTTTGCTCGGTTCATAAGGTTGCCCGTTTCAACCCCGTAAAGGGGTCTGTAAGCCCCGTAGAGCCCCTCTGAGTAGGCTGACATACCTAGTCTATGGGTATGACCACAAACCACGCTCTTTCCTGCTTTCTTGGCTAAATTGAGGGCAGTCTGTCCAGCGTTAGGGTTCATGTTGCCCTCATCGCCATGAGCCAAGATCCAGCCCTTTTCAAATTCATAAAATGTTTTGTGGAATGTAATGCCCATAGTTTCAAAATCCATAAACTTTGCATACTGCAATTCGGGAAGTGAAATCATTCCCGGAACCTTTAATAAAGTATTATAAAGGCGATCAGTATGATTACTGCGGATAATATGAGCTTCTCGGCTGTGTTCTGTGAGATCCCAAAGGATTTCTTGAGTAGCTGTGCGGTCATCATCCAAAGTTTGTTGATAAGCCAAAGGTGTTTTTTCAGCCCATCGGCTAATGGTTTGAAAGTCAATTTCATCGCCAACGCATAGAACGCTATCAAACTTTTCGCGTCGTGCGAGTTTAATAACATTCTTGACGGCTGCTTCATGGTGGTATGGGATTTGTAAATCTGAAATTACCAGATATCGCTTAATCGTTATCCTCATCGTCAGTTGGATCTATGGAAGGAATGATTCCTCCATCGCCTACGATCCAATCAGGAAAAGTCTTATGCTCGGTCATTAACCAAAAGGCGTGTTCTGGTGTAAATCCTGCTTTACGAGCTGCTTTATAACATTCATGCAAAGCCATGTAATGCTGATCTATTTTGCTTAATGGCTCAGGAGAATGGCGAACTACTCGACGATTGATCTTTTTGCGTTTGATAGGTTTTCGTGTGTTCGCCATAATTAAAATTATGACTTACTGATTAAGACAAACAGATCATCGACACGCTTCTCAAGTCGATTAATTGAGTCCTTCATTGAGGATCCGCCATTGGGTTTAAGTTCGGCTAGGTAAGACTTAATAACCCAGCGCAGACCCACTAACAAACTTGTTAATATGGCGCATACGCCAACGGCGATAGCAACCCATTCGTTTGGTGTCATTTCCCATCAATACCATAATCAGCTTCTTTTGAAGAAGTTGGATCAATGGCTTTGATAAATGGAGCAATTAATGCACCAAGCAAAACTGCATATTCAGGTTTAATATCTCCCACGATTGCAAGAGCCACAGTAATTCCAGAAGCTGCGACAGCTCTTAGATATGACTTAATTGCTGATTTATGTTTTGCTGATAGTTTCATATTTTTCCTCCGAGTAGTGGTATGTCAAAAAATGAATTGTCCTGATCTCCCGAAGGGCTAAAAGAACAATGGATATGATGTTGGTGTGGATTAATCCCTTTATAATCAACAAATTTCCACCGACTTTTAGCTGAGCATATTTTACCATTAAAGATTAAATAAGAAATGCGCTTCTTTTTATCTAATTCAGCATAATTTCGCAGCTGATCAAACAGATCAAAAGCAACATTTGGATTTTTATTCAAATCTTTATCGATATCGATCGCCCTAACTATGCCTTTGTCATCAGGGTTATGATCCGACACTCTGGCAGAATGTCTTGCGTCTCCGATCCAACCATCTGATTTCCGGTCGCGATCAGGAAAGCAATCATCAACTTGCTCCCGAAGTTGAATTCCTGCCTTGCAAAGAACTGGTTTCATTACAAACCTAAAGCTGTTAAATCCTCAACAGTCAAACCAAGTGCAGTTAATTTAGATTGTGCTGCTGCTTTGGCTTCTGCTTTTTCTGATTCTAACTCTGCTAAAACTTCGGATCTTTTAGTCAATCGCCAAATTTCCTCAATTTGTGCATTGTAATCAGCACCGGTTAATTCAATTTCAACGCCACCTTCAAACCGATTAAGTTTTGGATTGGCTTCTTTAATTGCTTGAATTTCAGATTGTTTGCTCATTTTATCTCCTTATTATTTCGCAAAACCATAAACTGCATAGTAACCAGTAACCGCATATTGAAGGGAAAAATCAAATTTGTCATAAGAAGTTGTGTTATTCAAAAATCCAGCAATATTTCTGACCTGCATGGAAGTTGATGACGATACCCAATCTGTTTGACAAGTGAAATGCGTGTATTCGCTCGCATAAGGATTTGATATTTCAATTCTATGAAATGAACCAATTGCGGTTGCGCCAGCAGTTAAATCCCACCCTGCTGCATTTGTATCACCATACTGACTTGCTTGATTCACATTATTTGCATTGGCTTGTGCAAATGTATAACCACTTGTTGTTGTTGATGAACCAGATCTTAATCTTAAATTATTTGAAGGGTTGTTATTTGCTATTGAGGTTATGTTGAATAAAATCAAATAATTGTCATAAGTTGAAGAAAATACAGCACCGCTGATAATTGAAGTAGTAGCAGTAAAAGTTGCTCTTTGAATTAAATTTAATCCGCTAGAAGGTGTCGCAGGCGTTGCCCATGAAGGAACACCGCTGGCTACTGTTAATACCTGACCAGTTGATCCGATTCCTAATCTTGTATTTGTATTTGCTGTTGATGAACGATATTCAATATCGCCAAGAGTTGTTGATGGGTTTAATGCTTTGGTTGTTGTGTCAATAGATGAGCCAAGTGTGCGAATGGCGGATGCGCCATCTTTTACAAGGCTAGTATCGTCTGGAGTGCTCCAGCCATAATTAGTAGTGGTTGCCATATTGTCCTATTCTTAGGCTACGATTGTAGCGTATTCCCATGTTAAAGTTGTGCTGATTGTATTCCAAGCCTCACCAACAGGCACAGTATTCCATCGCATAGCGACTTGGCTGAAACTAGCTGGTGAAAGATTTATGGTTAAAAATAACTCGTTGAACCTTGTGCTCCAAGACCAACCTTCAACATAACCTTCGAATTCTCCACCTGATATTTGAGTTGGTAGATTTTGAATATTTAACGGCTGACCCATAAAGATACCAAGTAGGGCATCTCGATCAGCATTATCTATTTCAGGATTTGTTATTGGAAATGTGATGCTATCAAAAATTGGCTGCGGAAAGGCTCTGAGTGAAATGTATCGATCAGCTACTTCCTGAGCATCGGTGGCGTTATGGATAAGGGATTGGATCGTTTCACCTTTGTAACCATAAAGAGCAATTGATGAAAGACTTGTAGCTGTTTTTTGTGATCCATAATTGTTTCCATAATTGATATAAATATCATTTCGAATATCGCCTGATCTCATGGTGGTTCGAATTCCTTGAGCAAAGGCTTGATTTGCATCAAGATCGGTATATCCATTGGCTGCTAAATAAGTTTGGCGATGATCAGCATCCGCATAACCGATATTACCTTGATTGTCCTCATATAAATATCCAAAGGCTGAATTGGCTATATCGGAAGCGATGTTATAAACAGTATCAGGATTACTGTCTCTATTTTCCATTGTATAAAGTCCGGGTTGATCTATCTCGCCAATTCCTAAATTTAATGCAGTTGCCCAAGTTTCAGTTGCAGAATATCCCGCCCAAGTAGAAGCTGCTGGAACATCATTCCAAGTTCCTGACAACACGCTTGAAAGCAAATCGTAAATTTGATTGCCATCTTCATCTTGAGCCAAAATTCCATTAGTAATTACTTTGGCAAGACTTGCTAAAGTTCCCATCGCAATAAGTGTGTAATTAATAACTGTCGCAATTGAACCAGTAGCACCAACTTCAGTTGATACATCCGTAATGTTTCCACCAAATAAAGCAACATAAGTTCCAGAAGTGTTCTTAACTTCTAAAGCTAAACTGTCATTGATATCAAATGGCAAAGTTTGCCCAGATAAAGCAATTAAAGTAATTTGCAAATAAGAAGGATTTGGCTGAGAATAAATATCTGATCGCCCTGCTGCATGGGTAATATCGCTTATTGCAATATCGGTGTATTCAGTTCCTGATACTGTTAATTTCCAATCAGGGGTAAAAGCAGTCATTAATTACCTCGAACGCTTGTGCCACTCAATGCTGGAATTGATCGTGCTGATGCTTGGGTTAAGACCTTTGATACAGCTCTTGCGGCACTTTCGCTATCCAAAGCCTGAACTGTAATGTTATTAACTGTTGTTTGTGCTGCAACACGATTTTCAATTGCATTTGTGGTTTGTGGTAATGAAGGAACGCCACCATTAGCAGATGGGGCAATATTTGGAATTGATCCTATATTTACACCCGGAACTATATTAGCAACTGAAATTAATCCGTTTGCAAGCATTGTTACCAAACCAATTGCTTCTCTTAAAAATGTTATAAATCCAGATACTTTATCCGCTACCCAAGCAAGGGCATTTCCAAATCCTTGAGCATTTTTTTCAGTAGAAGTAAGAGCATCACTCATGCCACCAGTTCCAGTTAATCCAGCAATGAATGCGTTTAAGGTTGGAATACCCGTATCGTTTAAGAATGTAATAAATTTTTCAACTGCTGGAAGTAAAGCAACTCCTAGACTTTCTTTTGCCTCATCAAATCCAACTTTCAATCGATCAATTTTGCCTTGAAAAGTTTCAGCGTTTGCAGCTGCTGCTCCACCATAAAGATCAGATAATCTGCTTTGAACTTCTGTAAAAGATAATGTTGAAAGTTCTGCTTTAGATAATCCAAGCCCTAATCTGCCGAGAGCTGTAGTATTCCCGTCTTGAGCACGACCCAACGCATTTGCGACAGTTTCAAGTTCAATTCCTTTTCCTTTTGAAATATCTAAAGCAAGGTTTAATAAATTTTGTGCTTCAACTGTATCTTTAGTCGATACGGCAAGTCTTTGGAATGCTGGTCTAAGTTGCTCATCTGCAACGCCTGTGGCTAAAGATGTTTTAAGGATCATGTCCTCAGTAGCCTTTATTTGGTCATCAGTAGCCCCTGTAGCGGTTCTAAGAGCATTCGCCAACCTAAGTTGTGCAGCCTCATCCTCAATGGCAGCCTTGACCCCATCAATGGCTAATTTGGTGCCATAAGCAGCAGCTGCAACGGCAGCAACGGCAAAAGCAGCAGCAGCTTTCTTTCCAAACTCTGAAATCTTATTTGAGTTATCTTCGACAGCATTATCAGCTTCGCCTAACTTCTTTTTAAGATCATCGACATCGGCAAGGATCGAAAGTTTAAGGGTACGATTACCGGTAGCCATTAGACCCATTCCTTAATGATGCGATCAAAACTTGCTTCCCATTTGCTTATCAATTCAGGCTGAATTCTGCGAAGGGTTGGATAGATAAACCACCCTCGACTACCTCTGCCTTGCCGTCCTGAATATGTAGGGAACTGTTTGAATTTATTTGAACCAAACTCAACACCACCCCACAGGGTTTGTGTAGTAGCACCACCTGAAAACTTCTGGCGTGCGAAACCATAACGGAACTCACCAATTTTGCTTGACTTGGAGATACTAACTCCATCGGCAACTCTCTGCGCAACTTTGCCTGCTTTTGTTCTTTGTCCAGCTGCTTGTTTAATTTCCTCAGATGCAAAATACGCCAAAGCAGCAGACTGAGTTCGAGCCTCATCCGTTGCTTGCTCATCCATAAGTTTGAATGCTTTGTAAATGTCGCGGAGATCGGATTTGTTGTAAGCAATTGTTTCATTTGCCATACCTCTCCTCCAATACTTCTATCGCTGTTAATATATCGCTTGCATCAACCCATTCGCTCATTGGTATTTTTGTGGCTATTGCCAACTCAACCAATAATCTACTTAGGCTTCCTGCTGGATGGCTTTTGGGTTTGCATCACCGACTTCTGCAATTTTGCATTCATCAACAATGTTTATCCAAGCCTCAAAAGGTCTAACTGGTGTGGCTGATGTTCGGACTAATGCGCTATGAGATAAAAACAACATATCCCACATTCCCACATAACCCTCTGAACCCCACTTGGTTAAAACTTTTCCTGTTTCTTTTTCCCATCTTGCGAACTCAGGCGGTTGGCAAATTACTGTTGCTTCCTCGCCTGAGTTATATTTAATTGTAAATCCAAGTTTCATTTGTTTGCTCCCGTTTTATTTTTTAGCTAAATGTTTCGACTACTGCGCCCTTTGATACTGTGAAAGTAAAGGAAACAGTTTGAGCATCAATGCCTGATCCACCAGCAGTTGGAAACTCTGGCTTTACTGGAAACACAAATTGTGCTCCTGATGCAGCTGTAAGAGTCATGCTGATATCTGTATCTGGAGCAGATTCAGCAGCAGCCCATAGAGCCTCACATACTGAGTTTGCTTTGCCCCAATCTGAAAGCATATCCAATTGGAAAGTTCCAGAAATATTTGTGGTCTTGTATGCCTCGCCATCAAGGGTTTGATATGTTTGGCGTTCATTAACTTTTGTTAATACTGCATTTGTCGCTTGTGCTTGAATATCTGTTCCACCTGTGAAAGATAAACCAACATCACGACCGGTAATTACGACTGTTGCCATGATTTCTCCTTATATTGTTTGTGTGTAGTAGGTAGATACTCGAACATCTGCGATAAGCAGCGTTGATGCACCAACTTGAGTAACTGTCGGTCTTTCAACCGAGCTGACAATGTATCCAACTGGAATTACTGCCAGAACGCTTATAATCAATTGCTCGATATTGTCGAGCGATGCTGGGTTGCTGTTATATGCAACGGCAACACTAATTGTAAAATTAATTTTTGCTCTAACATTACTTCTGCTGATTGTTTCAAATTCTAAATATGGACTATCTGGAACTACAACTACTGCTGGTGGAATTACTGTTTCAGGAACGAATGAATAAACATTTCCTGCAACACTAGATAATGCAGTTGCTAAAGGTGTGCGAACTTGTTCAAGAATTGTTTGGTTAGCCACTATTGAGCCATGCTCTCAGTATCTATGTATGAACCTAACAGGCCTACGCATTTATTGAAAAGCGACCTGCCCATTCTGAACGGGGTGCTGGTAAAATCGACACCCTCTATTTGTCCTCCTCCTGCAAGTCTTGCTTGGAAAACTTCCACTGAAACTGTATAGACGGCTGATTGAACAGCTGCATTTCCAACATAAGTTGATCCGCCAGATAGGGCAGCAATTCCGGATGGGATGACATTAGCCTCGAGTAAATCGGCATTAGTGATTGATTGCGAAAAGGTATATTGCGTAAGATTATCTGCCAGCACAACTCTTGTTCCGTTGTAAGGTGTTCCGCATCCTGTGATGACAACTGATTGCCCTTCGGTAAATTCATGTATTCCAAGTGTAGTGAAAGTGGCGACATTACTTGTCAGCTCGACTTTTTGAATTGGGCTTTTGAATGTAACAAGCATTGGCAGAATAACTGTTTCTGCGGTGTCAATAATTTGATTTAAGTAAGCATCGTTATACAAGGCAGATGACACACCAAGCACAGATCGCAACTCTGAGGCTGTAATTATGGTTGGCATGTCATCTCCTTACTCCCATTAATGGATGCCTAAGATCGGGAGCAACCTTAGGCACTCAGTTAAATTAAGCTACTGAAAGGAAACGGAATGCAGTTGGGTAGCGATTAACCACGCAAACATATCCGTAAAGTCCGATTTCAATACGACCATTAGCAACGATATTGGCGCGAAGTTCAATCGTGCCACCCTCGTGGAATCGCATAGCTTGTGTTGGATAAACAAGTGCATACTTATCACCAGCATTGTTGCCTGTGTAGTTAGCATCTACAACAAGGTTAAGTCCAGCAATTGTTCCTGCTGTTGTTCCTTGTGATAGTAAGCCTGCTGCGTTCTGAGGTGCTGCTGCTGCGAATAGAGGGCGGTTAGCACCATCTACTGCGCCAAGCAAACCTGAGAAGTCAATGCCATTAACGCCTGATCCCGGAGCAACCAATAGGTTGTTTGGTGTAAAGCGCATTACATTGAATGAATCAGAAATACCATCTGCAATTGACTTGTAGATAGTTGATCCTGTTGATGCTGCTGAGTTTTGTGCAGCGATGTTTGCTGCATAAGCATCAGTCTTTTGTGCATAGCTGGCAGCCAACTCACGAACAAGTAAATCTAGGAAGCTGGGATCAGATCGATCCAAAAGCTCAACATTGACCACATTTGCGCCCGCAAACTTGACAATTGTGTCTTCTTGAAAAGTGACTGCTGTGTCTTGTGATGCAAACTCTGCACCCTCAGCTGTTAAACCTACAATTGCCTGCGCACCTAATACTGGAGTGAAAACCTTCATGCCAGAATTTGGAAGTGGCGCACGCTCGATGCTATCAACGAATGGTCGTGATGAATCAATTATGCCAATTACATCGCGTAAGTAATTTGGTGGAACCATTCCTGTATTCTCAGAAACAGTTGAAATTTGTAATGCTGCAACTAAATCACGAGCATCGTTATCGCCTTGTAGGGCACGAACCTGTGCATTTAGATATTGTCCTGCTGTAACATTTGTGTCAACACGAGGCTTTGTGTAAGCCACATATTGAGCAGTTACAACTGGGGCTTGTGATGCTTCTACCGCTTCGGTTGCGATAGGAGCCTCTGATGTTATATCAGACACTTTGTCCTCCTGTGTTGTAGTTTCCTCAGCGGTTGCTTCGGAATTCTCTGGTGTTTCACTTGCTGCTACCTCAGCCACTCTTGCGCTGTCGATTGCTGGATCGGTTACCAAACTGACCTCCTGTAAAGAACTTTTTTGAATGCGTAATACGCCTTCTACATTTTTCCATTCGTTAATTTTCACACCCACGCTAAATCCGTCGCGAAGCCCAGTTGCTGCCTCCTCAAGCGCATCATCCGCACGAAAAGTTTTTGCTAAACGAAAGGTTGCTTCCAAACCTGTATCTGTCGCAGTTATATCGATAAGTTTGCCCAAAGGTTTAGTTGATTGATGCTCAAGCAATAATTTTACTGGTTTAGAAAAATCAATACTATCTTTTTCAAAAACAGTCATTCCTGCGCTAGTTGAACCTTGCTCATCCCAAGTGACGATCTTTCCTGAGATTGTGCGCTTGTTAGTGTCAGCAGCTGTTATTTCTATTGGGAAGTTAATCTTCATCGGATTAAGTCCTCCTCCTCTTGGATTTGTTGAACTGACATTGCGCCAATTCGATTTAGGATTTCATAAACTTGCGCACGCTCTAATGCTGAGCCACGCAAAAAGTCATCGATATCAAAACGAGTTTCAATTCCGTTAGGGCAAAAATCTGAAGCTGATAGGCGTTGCTCAATTGCAGTTAAGATTGGTCGAAGTGAAAAGTCAATCAACGCTTTTCTTTCTGCAACTGTGTTTGTATAAGTCATTGAAGTTGTTTCAGCAGATATGAAACTTGCTGGAATTCCTGAAGCCCTCGCAATTTCCAAAGCCAAGTACTGGCGTGCCTCATTCATTTGAAGCGATTTTGGATCGAAGCCCAAAGTTTGTAATTCAACATCAGCATTTAAGAATGCAGTCGATCTTGTTGATCTTGAAATTTTCCAAGATTCTAAAAGTTTTGTAATTCGCTCTGGTGTTAAATTTGTGCCATTTGATTTAAGAACCATTTGTGGCATTGGTTCCCTTGCATACATTTCAGCAGCTTGTTCTAATGCAGCAGCAGCTTTGATTGTGCGACCTGCACGATTAAGAATTCCTTCATCTAAACCATTAAATACAATCAAAGATCCAATTCCAAATGGTGCAACTTTTTTTCCATCGACTGTGTAGTATTCGATTTCAGTTGCTGTTGCATTTAATGATGCAAAAACTCTGTTTGGTGCAATTCTTGTCCATGCTCGAATTCTTGAAGCATCACTTGCGGCATAGGAATCCATGACCATTCCGTAAGCCACGCCGTATAATAATAAATCCTCAGCGATCCATGCGTAAATTGCAGAACCTGCAACTCTTGGATCAGGTTGTTTAATAACTCTATTTGGTTCTACATGTTGATCTGTAAAAATGTTGTATTGCTCAAGTGGTAAAGATCCAACTGTTGAGCAAATTATTCCTCTAGCACGTGCGCCAGAAGGAATTGCCATATATTGTTCGCGACTTGCAGTTGTTGTTCCAAATAAAATTCCACCAACAAGCTGTTGAGCATTGTATGGTGCTAATGAAGCAGCAACATCAACTTGTGAATTTGGTTGATTTGTTTTGGTGGTAAATCGATCAAATAATCCCATTAGCACATAATATACCATAAATCCAAATTATCCGACTTGAATATCAACTTCCGATTCTACTTGTGTCGCAAAATATGTTGCAAGAGCAGAAGCGACAGCTGCACAAACTGCCACTCGACTTGCTCGCCTTCCGATGATCCATGACCCATCCCCATAGGGCAGTTTCGCAGCGGAAAGTGTTTGTTGGGTAAGTTCATCTTGCCCAGCATGTTGTAATCGATGGGAATTAATTGCGCCCAGCCATCGATCACAACTTTCAGCATATATCGCCCCATCCATATCTGTAATGGGAATTCCAGCAGGAACTAACCGACTTGCGACGGCTTGTGCAGTCCTCTTGGAATAAGCGACAGTCTGAACATTATATTTTCTTACATAAGGTGCAATATCATTTGCAACCGCTAAATCGTTAATTGAATAATCATTTGACCAAGTGTGAAGTAAAACCAAATTAAACTTTTCGCCCGGTAGTTTTTGCGTGGCGACTAATGCGCCAAATTTTCTGTCTGGACTTAAATCCAACCCAAACCAAGTTTCTTTATCAGGATCTAAAGGTATTGGATCGGCCTGACACAATCCCCACTTTTGTGCATCAATTGCTGAATTGATTGTATCTACCCATTGAGCCAAAACCTCAGTTCGCACAATATCGGGTGGATCATTTATTACGGCTTTGAGATTGTCGGGATGGATTGTTATTCCAAGCGACGGATTGGCTTGAGCGAATGCAGGCCAGTTCATTTCTCCCGACGGAAGGAGAATTGGCGCATCAGGTTCGGCACTCCACTCAAACCAACCAATCGGATCGTTGGTTGTAGCTGAAACCAACGCCCTCTCACGCAGTTTGTTTAAGATTACTGAATGTTGATCTCCAGCAGATGAATAAATCCATACTTGCGGATTTTTAGCGGCCATCATTGAATAACGCATTGATGACCAAGCATCTTCATCTTTATATTCGCGTAACTCATCAAGATGGATTGTTTCAGGTTTGCTTAATCCTCTAGCTGCATTGTTTGCAGCCTTTACAACAAATCGTCTATTTCCAAATAATTCAATTTCTTCTGCACCATGTTGCCACCGGATTTTTTTTATTTCCTTTTCTAACTTTGGATTCGCTTCCATTAAAGCAACAATCTGTCGAAAAGTTTCAAGTGAGGTTGTAAGTCGATGAGCTGATGCAAGCTGTAAGCCTTCGCCCCACACAAACATTCCAGTCAAAATCCTGAGCATCATCAAAGTGCTCTTACCTTGCTGTCGTGCCATGATTAATCCAAGTTCAGAATGCGCCCATCTGGAATCGGCTCGAACTTTGTGTCCATGAATGCAAACAAACTTTTGCCATTCCATAAGATTTATTCCAAGTTCGGTAGCAAAGTCGATCATCTCTTGACCTTTTGATGGTAAATCATTGAGTTTTGAGTGAATACGCGGAGTCTGCACACCTCCTAATCCTGAATAAGCCTGATCGATTAGGATCTCTCCCGTTTTAAGGTCTATCAATCGGATCCAGTCTGATCGTGAGCGATCGAGGTGTTTTGTGGGTTAGAAAAGGAACG